CAAATATTTTTATAACACAACTTAATATTAAAAGACACTTTGAAAAGAAAGCGTGGATAAGACTCATTGAGTTTTTCCCTTTTCTTTCCTTAGTGTTGTGATCTTATTCAGTTAAAGAATTTGATAAACCTTTTAAGATCTTGTTTGCACGTATATCTTCCTTGGTAAAGAAGAGTGGTTTCACTTTTACTTTTAAATACCTCAAAGAAGTATTTAGAATTTTAGTGCGACGTTTAGCAAATGTTGAGGTTGAAAAATCAACCTCGGTTTTTGTTAAAACTGACAAACACGGTTTCCCTGTACTTATTCATAAACTTCTGAGAGATAGTATCCTTAATAAGGAATTACCTACTCATAAGCGGAAGAAACTTATAGGGGCTTTACTTACCTGTATTAGTATACATCGGGTTTTTCCTACAAAGGTAGAACCAGATCTTACATCAATTATTGCTCCCTTTAATGGATTGTCCCAAAGTTTGGACAATTCTTTATTGATTAAATCATTAAAGGAGCTTAATTTATATAAGAAGTACACTAATAATCTTAGGTGTTCGCTTTACTGAAGTGAAGCATCTGGGCCAAATAATATTATAGCAGGTTTCGGATCGATAAATGATGCTTTAGCATTATTATCTCGTCCCGATATCCTACTATCTATCACTAAGACGTTAATTGTAAGACTAAATATCGGATTATTCCTTTATTTAATACTTGTATTAATTCTTTTTGGACCTATCTATGTCTTATTTTGTTTTCTCAATTTAACTCCCTATTATAAATTAGGTAGATTATCTGTAGTGAGAGACCAAGCTGGAAAAGCAAGGGTTATAGCTATAACCTCTTACTGAGTCCAACTTTGTCTTAAACCTCTTCACAAATTTCTCTTTAATAAATTAAGAGAACTTAGTGATGTCGACGGAACTTTCAATCAAGATCATCCTTTTGATAGGTTACTTAGAAGAAATTCTAAGATTAAACCTACATTGTATGGTTTTGATTTGAGTTCTGCGACAGATAGATTACCTATTATACTTCAGGAGGATATCCTAAAACTTATTGGTTTTAGTTTACCTTGAAGAAAACTGTTAGATATAGATTGATTTCTAAACTTTGAGGGTGTAGCTAAGGTTGAACCATATTTGTTCAACCCGTTCTATCCTCCTAGTTTAGATAGCTCCACTACCGATTTAGCTTTACCGTTTAATTATGGTAAAGTAAAGGTTGATAGTGTCAGGTATATCGTCGGGCAACCGATGGGTGCTCTTTCCAGTTGAGCTATGCTTGCTATAACACATCATGTGATTGTTGTAGCAGCCTCAATTTTGGCTGGAAAGAAAGATTTTAAGGATTATTGTATTCTAGGTGACGATATCGTTATTGCTAACGATGAAGTTGCTGAACAATACTTAATTCTTATGTCTTCACTAGGCCTTTCTATTAATAGGCAAAAATCACTAGAGTCGTCTGACTTTACTGAATTTGCTAAAAAGTTAAAAGGTTTTAGTGGTTTAGACTACTCTCCTATAGGTGCAGGATTAATCCTACAGTCTATAAGAAGTAAATCTTACTCATTAAGATATATCCATGAGTTGATGTCTAAAGGCCTTGTTTCTTTGCAATCACTTCAATCACAGTTATCACAAGCTCCTAAGTTCTTTAGGGGCCGCGTGATAATTATGCTTTGAAGTATTGTTTTAGATTCATTTATCTCATATTGAAAAAGCGATGCAACTGTTGACGTGAATAAATTCACGATGCAGTCCGCATCCGCTTTAGTGAGATATATGGATTCGAATTTACAAAGATTCTACTACCCCTTGCTATTGCAAGTGGCAGGAGAGTTTGTGAAAGCGAAAAACAAGTATAAGTCTGAAATTAAATACTTTTTGAAAAACATTTTATTTATTAATGTTACTAAAAAAGGTTTAGTGTCTTACCCAAGTGTTTTAAACTTCTTGAATCTTGGATTCTGAGTACTAATTATTAAACATATTAATACTCTATTATCCCTTATTCAACTTCGTTGTAAATTGTATGTTTGGACTACTAAGCCCAAACGTATTCCTTTACAAGAAATTCCTGTTTTATATACTGCTTTAGATATTGAATCTATTTCAAGTATAAAATGGGGAGAGAAGGTTAAAGTCCAAGCATCTACTAAGGTACTTGCCGATATTATCAAAAACGCTGATAGTGGATCTTTAGTCTACTATTATGCGTTTGGGAAATATCGAAAAGTAAAGAGGTAGAGTACGTGTTCCTAACGGTTTGTTAGAAATTTTGACTGATCCCTTTATGAGGGAAGGGTTAG